TATACTGTCAGATCGTCTCCCACCTCTAATGTTGTAGATGTATAGACATTCCCAACAACGTGGAGGGACGCATTAGGTGATGCCGTGTTCACACCGACTCTTGATGTTGAAGTGTCTACAAAGAGGTCGTCAGTGTTCACTGTCATGTTTCCCGTGGATGTCACAGATCCTGCAGTCACTAAACCGGTGGATGTCACAGATCCTGCAGTCACTAAACCAGTTGATGTCACTGTTCCCGCAGTCACTAAACCAGTGGATGTCACTGTTCCCGCAGTCACTAAACCAGTGACATTCACCGCACCCACTACATCTAGGGGAACTGTTGGGTCCGCCTTCCCAATCCCGACCCTAGAGTTCGTCGTATCCACGAAGAGGGTGTTCGTATCCACCACCAAGTTTGAGGAAATGGCGACGTCTCCCACAACATCGAGGGCTGACCCAGGTTCGGTCGTTCCCACCCCCACTCGTCCCGTCGTCGTGTCCACAAACAGGTTCGCGGTCCCTACCTCGAGGTTCGACGAAACTGTTAGGGTCCCGTCAGCCTTGATGGCCGAGGAGACTATGAGCTCCGAAATAAACACACTAACCACGTATACCTGGGCCGACCCGGTGTCGGTCGCCACGGTGTCATCGAGGTATACCCCAACCAGGGCGTAGGGCCCGTCCCCTGAGATGGCGACCGAGTAGCCGAAAAAGTCGCCCGCCGCCGGGTTCGGGTGGACGAGCGCCGCATGCCACGCCCACGAGGTTCCGGTCCTCTTGAAAACCTGGGCCGACCCGGCGTCGGTCGCCCCGGTGTCATCGCCGTATGCCCCAACGAGGGCGTAGAGCCCATCCGCGGAGATGGAGACCGAGTAGCCGAATTCGTCGCCCGCCGCCGGGGTCGGGTGGAGGAGCTGCGCCTGGTGGCTCCACGAGGTTCCGGTCCGCACGTAAACCTGGGCCGACCCGGCGTTGGACCCCCCGGTGTCATCGTATGCTACCCCAACGAGGGCGTAGAGCCCATCCGCGGAGATGGAGACCGAGCCGCCGAAAAAGTCGTTCGCCGTCCGGGTCGGGTGGAAGAGCTCCGCCTGCCGCGCCCACGAGGTTCCGGTCCGCACGTATACCTGGGCCGACCCGGCGTCGGTCGCCCCGGTGTCATCGTATGCTACCCCAACGAGGGCGTAGAGCCCGTCCCCTGAGATGGAGACCGAGTAGCCGAAATAGTCGTTCGCCGCCGGGTTCGGGTGGAGGAGCTGCGCCTGATGGCTCCACGAGGTTCCGGTCCGCACGTAAACCTGGGCCGACCCGGCGCCGGACGCCCCGGTGTCATCGTATGCTACCCCAATGAGGGCGTAGAGCCCGTCCCCTGAGATGGAGACCGAGCGGCCGAAAAAGTCGTTCGCCGCCAGGTTCGGGTGGAAGAGCTCCTTCTGGTGGCTCCACGAGGTTCCGGTCCGCACGTAAACATGGGCCGACCCGACGTTGTTCCCCTCCGCCACGGTGTCATCGCCGTATGCCCCAACGAGGGCGTAGAGCCCATCCGCGGAGATGGAGACCGAGCCGCCGAAAAAGTCGTTCGCCGCCGGGTTCGGGTGGAGGAGCTGCGCCTGCCACACCCACGAGGTCCCAACCCGGATGTATACCTGGGCCGACCCGGCGTTGGTCACGTCGTCACTTCGTACCCCAACGAGGGCGTAGAGCCCATCCGCGGAGATGGAGACCGAGTGGCCGAAGTTGTCGCCCACCGCCGGACTCGGGTGGAGGAGCGCCGCCTGCCATATGGGGTCACCTATCGTGGGTGTCGTCTCTATACTGAAATCCACGACATTACCGAGTCCATCCCCCAGTCGCATATTTCCGGCGATATCCAAGGTGGCCCCCGGGTTGGTCTTGCCGATGCCGACGTTGCCCGTCACCGTGTCCACAAACAGGTTCGCGGTCCCCACCTCGACGTTCCCCGAGACCTCGAGGGTCGACCCGAGACGTAATTGGGTGATGGTGGTGTACCCCCCATCGATGGAGAAGGATTCGGTGAAGAGGCGGAGTTCCCCGATTTCTACAGCACTTCTACCGGATGTTGAGTTCGTGACTTGGATGATGAACCCATAGGTCTTGTATTCGGCGATGGCATCCACGACGATCGCGTGCGTGTTCCCAGTCAAACCCGTCACACTCTTTAGAGTCGTCCACGTGACTCCATCCGCCCCGAGACCCACGATCGTAAGATCTTCGACGGAACTGTTCGTCGATTCACACTTGATGTGGCGAAGGATGGTGGCGTAAGGTAACGTAATCTTCACCCATTCACCGAGGGGGCCCGTACTAGTGAGATCAGCAGACCCTATATAATCACCTAATGTACCGTCATTGGTGGTGCTATACGTAGCGGTCGATACCCACTTCGTCCCAATATCCTTATCGAAAAGGTTCCCAACCGTCCCCTCTTCACTGGACGCTTCGATAGCCGTCGGTGGTTGTTCCGAGACGACCGCCAATTTGTTCGAGATGAGACCCGCAGAGTCTAGGAGTTCCCCGGTGGTCGCGTCATAGGTCACCAGGTTCGCGGCGAGGTCCGCCGTTCGGAGGGAATCCACAAACACGTTCGCACCAAAGACGAGGCGGCCCCCCACGTTGATGTTCGAGGTGGTGACCAACCCTGTCGTGGCGTTCGTGAATTGAATCGTGTTCGAGGTCGCGTTCCCTTGACCTGTGACCTGCTCCAGGTTATACGCCGGTTTAATAGTCACCGTCCCCAAAGTCATTTTCTCGGCGAAGACGTTCCCACCCACCGTCAATACATTGGAGCTATAGACGTTCACGAAGAGGTTTGATCCAACCCCGAACTGAAATTCACCCGTGGCGTTCGTGTTCGAGACACTGATACACACACCCTCTTTCGTGACCAGACCTATGTTGGAAACAGGGTCCGCCCCAGATTCTAAAATGATCGTATTGGAAACCGTATTTCCCTGGTCGACGATATCATCTAGGGTCGCGGCGATACCCGTGAGTTGACTCCCGTCACCGATGAAATACGAGGCGTTCACGTTCCCATACACTTCGATCACGTTCGCCCCTGTATCGTCGATCGCGACGTTCGATCCAATCTGTAGCGTCACCGTGACAGGCACCGTGTTCGCGATACCCACGTTACTCGTATAATAAATAGGGTCCCCTGGTAACCCTTCCCACTGACTGCTGACGATATTTTCAATGTTACTGCCGTCACCATGTAAAAACGTCGAGTACAAGACCCCGACGTTCGCGTCACCATGAACATCGAGCGTGAACTCTGGATTCGTGGTACCTATACCGACGTTACTCGTCTCGGTATTCGCATACAATTGTGCGTTTCCAACATTCAAAATACCTCCGTCGATGGTAACGTCTCCTGTCAACCCATAAAAGTTCTTGGAGGACATGTTACCTTATAAAGAGAAAATTAATAGTCAAACGTGACCCCACTCACGTCATTCTGATCGATGCGCACGACACCGCCCGTACCCAGGTACTCGACGAACACGCCGTACGTTCCATCGCTCAGGAGTTCCACAGAAGGTTTTAACGTGACCGTCGTGGGTGTCGTCGCGATGTCCGAGTCCCAGTGTTTCGAATTCTGGTCCCCCACGATACTCAAGAACCCTTTCCCGATGTCCCGACCAGTGCCACCCGTGACATCCAGAGTGAGGACACTGATGTTACTCGTGGGTTCCACGAGATGGGCGGTAATTTTGGCGGAGAAGAGTTGGGAATCAAAAACCACATTTATTTCTGGTATGGTCGAAGCGGTGATCGTACCATCCGAGTACCCATACGTTTTCTTGGTGAGTCCCCCTAGGTTTGTGATGAGACCACCGACCACTCGTATTTCCGAAGATACGAACACGTTCCCGGTGACACTCAATTCGTGGTCAGGGGCTGTGTTGGCGATACCGACTTTACCTGTCGTGACCAGGGCAGTAGCCCCATCAAATTGTACAGTGTTCGTGGTGACGTTCCCGTTGGTCGTGATCTCTTGGAGGTTCGAGGCGATGTTTTCCAGAAAGGCTCCGTCACCGATGAATCTGGTCGCATAGACATTTCCTGTGACATGTAGCACGTTGGAACCCGTGTCATCCACGTAGAGGTTTGAACCCACAGTCAGATCATTTGCCAAGGTCACGGCACCCCTGACATCCAATGTTTCACTTACAATTAAATTATTTTGTGTGATGAGATTACCCAAAATTTCCACAGTTATCAGGTTGGAATCATTGAAAATATGATTGTCGGTAACGGTATTTTGTGTGTACCCAATCGTAAACGTGTGATCATGTGGATCGCCTTCGACGGCTTCTCCGTGATGGACCAGTGCTATATTCTTACCGGGGTGTTGTAGGATGATACCAATATCGAGTTGGTGAGATACGTTATTATTAGCGATTCCAATAATACGATCATTAATTACGAGTGAATTTGATTCGATCGTATAGGAGTTCCCACCGACGAGAATATCTCCTATAATTTCCACATCCGACGAAATAATCAATTTTCCATCTACTTTCGATATGAAAGAGTCTTCGAGAAAGTGACCAGCTCCTACGATCGGTATTTTGTTTATAGATAAACCAGCTACTGAGATGTTCGAACCCACCTCAACATTGGCGACAGTCACGAGACCTGTGGTCACGTTCCTGAATTCCATAACATTCGAAACCACATTCCCAGCTGCTGAAACTTGTTCGAACGTTTGGAGTTGTGTGAGAAGGTTCGAGGGTTCAATCTTTTTGAAATCGTTGTTCACACCATTCACATATACGTAATTGATGGCGCTTTCATCGGGAACTATTTGCGCATTTGGGACATCGTTCGCGCGACCGATACCGGTGACGAAAACAGTACCATTACTCTCGTGCACCTTCGTGATCACACCGACATTCTGGATGAGGTCGTTGGGTCCGTAGGGTTTGACATTAGAGAGACCACCTGGGATAGTGTTACTCACATATACAGTTTCACCCGTTAAGAATGTATCTGTGACAACACTGAGAGCCTTACCGTAAGCGACCGCAGTTCCTTGTTGACCGGGTATGAGTAGTTGGTTGGAGAGACCGATACAAGGCATCGTAGATGGATCATCCGATTTCGCGAGACCGACGTCCAGTATGTTTGAATTATGGGTCCCTATGACATAGACAGCATCACCCGCTTTGATATTTACACCGTTGAGAGCGTTTCGGATTTTGATATAGGTGTGTACGGGATACTCATTGACCCAATCCGTCCCATCGTATATGAGTATCTGATCAGAGGCGGGATCTGAAATCTGAACACTATTGAGTTGGTCGAGTTTGACTTCAACATTGGAGGTGAGGTCAGTCGTCAAAGCGGTCGTGGGATTTGTAAACTGAATCGTATTAGAAGTTGTGTTTCCGTGGTCGGAAACGACTTGGAGCGTGACATTCGAGAGGAGACCACCATCACCATAATAGGTTGCGGCATACGCGTTCCCGGTAACATTTATGTCTGTTTGAATTTCAACATTTCCAGAGACGTACGCGTTCCCTTCGACGTGAAAGTCTGTGGTTGGGTTCAACGTGTTGATCCCCACGCGGTCATTGACTGTATCCACATGGAACGTATCTGTATCTACAGTCAAGTTCGAGGACACGTACACATTCCCTTCGACGTGAAGGTTGGCTGTGGGGGTCACAGTCCCGATTCCAACAGAGTCATTCACCGCATCGACATGGAATGTGTTCGTGTTGACCGTCAGATTAGAAGATATAGCAACTTTACCGACGACATCAAAATCAGTCTGAGGGGTCAACGTGTTGATACCGACGCGGTTTCCGATCGCGTCTACGTAAAAGGTATCCCCGTCTACAGCCAAATTCGAATTCACATGTAGACGCCCGTGTACACGAACATCGATGAGTTCTGAAGAAGGGACGATGGTAGAACTGGTCGCACTACTGTCGGTATACGCGATGATGAATTCATCCACACCTTCTCTGTACCCCAAACCGACGTTGGTTCCCGGGCGGTCCATGATGATCCCCATATCAGAGTCGACGTTCCCTTTCCCAATCTCGATTATAGCATCTTTGATTGTCGTATTTTCAGTATTAATGGAGGTGAGTGTCCCTCTCACTTCTAAATCACCACCGATGACGACATTATCTTGTACGAAAGTGTTCCCTAAAACGGTGAGGACGTTCGAATCATTTTCGTCGACATAAAACTTCGTACCCACATCGAGGGTGTGTATGGGTGCACCATTCGAGATACCAACGTTGGAGAGAGTGGTGACGGACGTGATCGCGTTATTGAACGACACGGTATTAGAAGTCACGTTACCATTAATGATGACATCTTCGAGAGTCATGTTGAGGACCTCCTCGGCTGTCACGTTTGAATCTGTAATTTCTTTCGTGGCTTGATTATATGTCAATATGGTGATACTTTGATCAGAAAAGTCACTTATTTTGCGTACAGGGGTCATGTACACCGACCCAGGTTGTGTCGTGTCTATTTGAACATTACTCGCATTGAACACGATCGTGTTTTCTCCCTGGTCATCGGTACAATTTTTACCGAACCGAATCTTGGTAGACCTCTCTACCGTCGGTAAATTCTTGACCATTTAATATAATGATCTATTTTAATTTGCGTAGAGGAGACCAGCCATACCGTTCTCGATACGGAGGATGTTATAGTTGACCGCGTAGATAGGGTCTGTGATAGGCATGGTCTCACTCATGATTTTGGCTGACGTGAGTCGACTGAAATTGAGGGTACCCGTGGGCTGAAGGGAACTCGTGGAGAGACAGAAGCAATACAAAAAGAAATCTGGGGACGTCACAAAACTCGTGTGATAGTAACTCATGATATCGATAAAATGGGGTTTTCCCCATTTATAATTACTCACATCCATGCCGTTGATGTTTAATTTGATTTTATTCGTTGGAGAAGTGAGTGCGCCGTCTGTAGTCGTATCCGACGATGCGAGGTACTTCACGGGGTGACTGAACGTGAGATCCTGAACGATACCCCCCGAAGCGATGTTTTTCTGGACCTGTGTGATGAGAAGATCGTGTTTTCGAGAAGCGATGTTCCCACGCTCCTCGTTATCGAGGTAATAATAATTGGCGTAGCACTCCACATTATAATTCGAAGCCGCGGTGGCCCAATGAATACGAATATCGACGTTATGATAGTTCAACGCCACGAGGGGGAGGGCACACTGGGGTCCCTCACAAAAGAAGAAACGAAGTGGGTAAAAAAAGGAACGCGCGCTCACACCTGGATGTGTTCCGTTTGAACTCTTGGAAACGTTTTGTGCGAACGTATCGATCGCAATCTTTTCCGTGAAGATCGAATCCTGTGAATCAATCAGAGACCCTCCGATGTAGAGTTCCACTTTCTCGATGATCGTGTCCCATCGCTGAATGTCGAGGGCTTGGGTGGTATCGTCGATCGTGAAATAGACATAGCCGAGAAGATCGCCAGCACGTTCGAATTGAATGCTGGACATTGAATTGTTTTTCACCGCTCCATGGATCGTTTGTTTTTCGATGGATTGTGAAAAATTAGCATGTCGTTTGAACGTTGAACTAAAGAACGAAATTTCAGGATTACCCATGATGTATTCATCCTGGGCGCCGATCGCGATCAATTGAACAATGCCCGCAGACATGGTATACTATACTAAAAGGAGAAAATTACAGGTTGGGTTTTCTACACACGAATCGAATGACGAAAAAGTTATTCGCACTCGCACCGGGGACGATCGGTACACCACTCTGGTTTCTAATCGTGACCGTAAATCGGTCGATACTACGAATGGGATCAATATATTGAGTGACTATCGGGTAGTCATCCCTGAATCCAATAATACCAGTACCATCACTCACGATACTCGCGAACGAGTTACGAACGATACTCTCAGACGCTTGACCGTTGGGTACATCGGAGGCACGATCAGAAAAGATGGTATCCAATTCCCTGATGGACACGTGACAGTGTTCCGTCGCAGACGTTGTATTAATTCGAGCAGCCAACAGTCTCGCCTGAACGACATTCTTCAATGGATGTTGAAGATAGCATGTGAACGTGTTGGCGCTACTCTGTCCGAGCGTATCGAGAGTCACAGTATGATATTCATGTTGAAGATCTGGAATCATCCCAGTGAGTGCTGTGATGAGAGCCATTTATATTAGCTTAGATTAAAGATCCACCGATTCCATCGGTAATCTCATACCCGGCGTGTGCGCTGACCAATTCCTGGGCACCGCAGACACCACCTGGGGTCATACCTCTGGAATATGGGCTGTCTTTCTTTCCTGATCCGGATGTGCATTCCAACCCGACTGGGAGATCGAAAATGGAACCGTCACTCACCGTCTTGACAGTAATTGGTTTGGGCTGGTAGTTACTGATGGTGCTGTTCCTGAATGCGGTGAGAGCGGAGATTATCACGAGTAGGATGACAATCATCGTGAGCGCATTTCGGCTGGTACGATTAAGGGTGAACATTTATAATGTACAAATATTTTTTTAAACTGCGTTAAAGGTAATTTTTTTAGTTTCTACATAAAGAGTAGATGGACGAAGAAATCGTACTCGATCGAAGAAATACCACCATAATGAAATTGGATGCTGATGAACAGGCCATCATGGATGAGATTGAAATCTCTGCTCCTCGCCCCCAGCAGCGTGTCCCTAGACCAACCAGACCCACACCTGCTCCCCCACAAATGCACCAACAACAGGAAAGTATGGATGCTTTCGTGAATCCCAACAAACAAACCGCTCCTGTACGTTCTCAACCAGATGAAGAGATTGATTACGGGGAAGAGGAAGAGGACTATTTTGAAGAACAGGGTCCCACACACCAAGAGGAGGCACCGACAAAGGGATACACATCGATCGACGAAGAAAAGGCTGACCTGATTAATAAACTCGGGCGTCTCGAAAAGAAGGGGTTCGCCGTGAACAAGCGACTGAACGCTTACTCCAACGTGGAGGAACTTCGTTCGGAAGTGAAGCGAATCACGTACAGCATCGACGTGGAACAGTCTGTTCGATTCTCTAGACGAATGCTCGTCGCCTGTGTGACTGGCCTCGAGTTTCTCAACAAGAGGTACAATCCCTTTGAGATTCAGCTCGAGGGTTGGTCGGAGTCGGTGATGGAAGGCGTCGACGATTATGATGGTGTTTTCGAGGAGTTGTACGTGAAGTACAGGTCGAAGGTCAGCGTCGCACCCGAAATCAAACTGATCATGATGTTGGGTGGTTCGGCGATGATGTTCCACTTGACCAATAGTATGTTCAAGTCAGTGATGCCCAACATGAACGATGTGATGAAACAAAACCCAGACTTGGTGAAGAACATGATGTCCGCCGTCCAGAACACGGTACGCGGTACATCTGGTCCCGCGACGGACGCACCGGTCGGTGGATCAGGTGACTATCAAATGCAGGGGCCTGGTATCGATATCTCGAGTCTGATGGGTGGTATCATGATGCCCCCCGCACCTCCGATGAACACCATGGTACGCCCTCCTCCCGAACTCCAGGATGAAGACGATGACATCTCGGATATCATCTCAATCTCGGGTGATTCGACTGGAGGTGAGGTCAAGCAGGTGAACGTCTCCAATTCAAAAACCAAACGTACCAGGCAGAAGAAGACGAAAAAGGAAATTAATCTCTAAACATATATAAATGATAGCGTACTATCCACTGGAGGAACTGGAACCTCCTAAGCAGCCGCCGCCGATGATGGTGGAGGCTCCTACACAGGTTGGAATAGAAGAGAGTGAATTGAATTACGTCGTGATCGCTTTTATCGTCGGTGTGATCGCTTTAGCGGTCTCCGATGCCATCAGGACATAAATGTTGAATCTACCGTGAGGTCTCCCTCATAGTACGTTTAATTTCCGAATAATACACCCGCTAACCCATCTTTTATCCGTAAGACGTTGTAGTTGACCGCGTATACGTACATAGGATCACCACTCCTACTTGATGCTACCTTCGCACCACGAATGACCATTTTAGCGTTATCGAGGCGACTGAAGTTACATGAACCAGAGGGGTTATATTGTGACGCGTTCGTACAAAAGTGATACGCGTAGTACCTCGTGTAGAAGAGTATATTTCTCACGTTGTCGAATTCAGATGTACCGTATTCGGAATTGTAATAATTCTGAATCGTGTGGAAATACATGGGTTTCATGTTATCGAAAATGGGTGTACCGTTCACGTAAAGGTCAATTCCAGAAAAAGTGAAAAAATCATTGATGTACGCATCCGTCCTCGATTCAAACCCGAAAAATAAAGACTTTACGGGGTGATTGAATTGACTTATGTCGATAGTGTTGTACCCATCCTCGGAATTGAGTGGATGTTCTAAACGCTGAACCTGTGTGATGACAAAGTCCATCGAACGTTTTACCATACTCTCTCGCTCTTCCTTATCCAAAAAGATATAGTTTCCATAGACTTCAACCTTCTTTTCTTCGTCGGTTAATCCGGTTAGACTACTCTCTTCAATCGAAATGCGTATCTCGACTTGGTGACTCTGGAGTGCGACGAGAGGTAAAAATGCTTTGTGGTTACAGAAAAAAAAATGAAGGGGTATGAACCCCGAGTTTGCCGTACTCGTCTTGTTATTCAGTTCTTTCGTTTTACTGTAGGTATCCGCTAAGTAGTTTGGCCATATATCAGCGTAGTAATCAAAATGTTGGGAGTCCACCTTTTGACCTCCAATAAATAAATCAATCGTGGAATTGAAAAACATATTCATCAATTTACTGGAACCCTGAAACCACAAAGCATTAATCACATCTCCGAGAACGGGAATAATAATCGATGAATCATTCGGATCGATGGTTTTAATAAACTTTGGAGCTTGAGAAAAGTTTGTGTGTCGCATAAACTTTGTTCGAAAGAAGGAGTGTCCCTCTTCGCTTATGATGTATGCGTCTTGAACACCCTTGGAGACGAGTTGTATCAATGCACCAGACATTTAATAGATGTTCAGATTATAAAAACAAACATTTTCCTGAAGGAAACTCCTCCACGACCTTTCCATGTACTTTGAATCCACCTTGGCGGTACACTTTCATTCGTTTGTAATACATAGACGTGAAGATTGACCACGGATCGTGTACGTCGTAGATATGTGGTTCATTCTTCTTCCCCTTCGTCTCTCGCATGATTCTTCCGATACTTTGAGTGATATCCGACTTGGGGCTGGCGAGGATGACCGTATCGAGGGTTGGGATATCCAGACCCTCGTGCGCCTGACTGAACGTCGCGAAGATGATTTTCTTCTTGGAGGATTCCTGGAGCGCGGCTTCTTTCATACCACCCATGTATAGTCCAGATGTTTTGGGGAAACACTGGTGAAGAAATTCACAGTGTTGTCTTCGGTCACTCAGAACGAGAAGCTGTCTCGTCCCCGCGGAAGCCTTCTTCACGAGTTCCACCAACATCTTGTTTCTCGTCCTGTCCTCAACAATCTGGGTGATCATGTTGGGCATAGAAATCTTCCCGTTTCGCATGGACGGTGGTGGGTTCATGTAGGTACCCGAATCGAAAGTCACGGGAAACACTTCAACTTGTTCCTGATTTTTTCTCTCGATCGCGAAGAATGTTGGACCCATGAACCAGTGAAGGACCTTCGTGAGTCCATCTTTTCGTTCTGGAGTCGCTGAGAGTCCGAAGATGTGTCGGGGACACATCTTGAAGAGAGACTGACTGAATACCTTCGCACAAATATGGTGTGCCTCATCTACGATGAGTGTTCCCACAGTATCAAAATCTGTGAATGAGTATTCCTTGAGGGAAAGGGACTGGAGCATCGCGATCACAAAGTCGCATTCCATTTCCTTTTTGTTTTGCTGGACGACACCAATAGTGGCCCCGGGACAAAACTGTTGGATGCGCTCACGCCACTGGTCCGCCAGGAACTGTTTGTGGACCACGATCATCGTTCTATACCCGAGCTTACAGGCTATAGCCAGGGATACCGTCGTCTTGCCGTAGCCGCATGGTAAAGAAAGGACACCATGGCCTGCTTGAATTGCTGCTGCGAGTGCCTCGTTCTGATGGGTAGCATCTCTGAGTTGGCCGACGAACTTGGTCTGGATT